ACTAACATAGCCCTAACTTATTTAAGCCCAGTACAGAGCATGTCAGGTGCCTTCATTTCGATAATAATACCATATCATATAAGTAATCATAGTAAAGCCACCTATGTATACCTATCCAATATATATCATTTTACTATGAATTAGATGCCGGCATATTGCAATGATATATATCAAATCAGTATAGATCAAATAGAGACTACCATATAACACTAGCTATCCAATATATATCAAAACAATATGAATTAAACACAGACTACCATATAACACTAGCTATCCAATATATATCAAAACAATATGAATTAAACACAGACTACCATATAACACTAAAACAGTATATATCATCGGGGTATATATTAGATTAGTAGGGTAAGACATGTATCATACTAGTTTGATATATGCCCCGATGATATAGATCAAATCAGTGTGAATCAAATAGATATCATACTAGTTTGGCATATACCCCGATGATATAGATCAAATCAGTGTGAATCAAATAGATATCACACTAAAACAGTATATATCCGAATTGTATATATTAGATTAGTAGGGCAAGGCATGTATCATACTAGTTTGGTATATGCCCCGATGATATAGACTAATTTGATATAGATCAAATCAGTGTGAATCAAATAGATATCACACTAAAACAGTATATATCCGAATTGTATACATAAGACGATAATACATGTATATACATCATATAGCTAGCTGTGACAGGTAATAGCAAGGGTAGAGAGGTAGATACATGATTATAGTTGTATATACGTGCATATACATAATACGTACGACATAAGACGATAATACATGCATATACATAATACGTATGATATAAGATGATAATACATGCATATACACTAGCGATCATGTACGGCGTTGATTGAGGCTGTATAGCGCTGTATATACGTATTACATTAGATGTATAGACAACCATATACAGAATAGGACAAAATCTTATTTGCTGAGGCACGACTGTCTGGGTATAGGCCACCATAGACAAGTATAGACATGTATACACATAATACGTATGACCATTGGCTAAAAGCTACATTATAGCCATGCAGAATAGCTATAGACAACCATATACAAGTACAGACATGTATACCCATATCCACGTATAGACAACCATATACAAGTATAGACAAGTATACCCATATCCACGTATAGACAACCATATACAAGTACAGACATGTATACCCATATCCACGTATAGACAACCATATACAAGTATAGACAAGTATATATATATACAACCATATACAACCATATACAAGTATCCCCCCTCGAAAAATCAGCGAAGGATCGGCAACAAAAAACGTAGTCGGGCACCCACCTCAATTTTTCGTCTAGTTTCTCCAAGGTGTGATTTAATAGGATATTGTCACTAGATATTAGTACCCACCTCAATATTTCTAGTGGATATCCTAAGACGTTACTCTTTAGGATATTATATCTCACTCTCAATATTTCTAGTGTATATTCCAGGTAATTGTATCCCATAAATAAACCCCCATCATTGTTTTAGTGTTATATATACAGTATCTAGTGTTATACATCTATATCCAAAAACTTTAGGATATATCAAAAAGCTTATTTCTTACACTTAAATCTTATATTTCCGTCCTGATATCCTCCAAATAGATGTATTTTAGGATAACTTTTCAATATAATATTTTCTAGGATGTCATATTTTTTACTATTTCCTTATCCTTTTCATCCATTTTATCTGTATCCAATCATATACTGTTTCTGAAAAAACTCAACTTTTAGTCACCAGAGAGAAAATTTTCTGTTTCTCAATGATATCAACATGTTTCTATAAACTTAGAAATATCATCCTACATACGACTCTGTGGTACTTCTAGCATTTATTTATTGACAAATCTCCCATTTATGTTACTTCCATCATTACAACAACCATATTATTAGGAGATATTAGATGCCAATCGAATTTAAAAAAAATCTAGGAGAGCTGAATCCAATCAAAAACAACGTTGATGGATACCAATTAGTATCATGGGATTATATTGATCCATGTAAAGGTGATAAATGTCCAGCCTTTGATCGTTGTAATTCTGACAAGTATGGGAAGTGTGGTATACATGTGTTATTCTTAGATTCCTTTGTTACTACGTTCAAAGGGATAACTGAGAGGAAAAACACTGACCGTAGTGTTGCCTATAGAGTAGGTATGCATCTAATACCTTTATATAGGACTTTGTGGAAATTATATATACTAGAATTAGGTGTGGAAGAAATGATACTAGTAAATAATAAGGGAGGATTTAGTATTCATCCAGTCTATGATGCTATTAATAAGACACTAGATTATATAGAGAAGATGTGGCTTAAAATGGGATTGACTGGAATAAATTATAGTCTTACAAATCCTCTTTCTAAGTCATCTAGTATACCTAGTAATTATTACGAAGCAATGGAAAATGGATCATTTGGACCTAAGTCCAGTACTAGTAATAAAGACAAATCCGATACTAAACCTAGTAATAAATCTACTAGTGCTTCTACTTCATCCAGTACTAACCCCAACACCAAACCTAGTACTAAATCTACTAGTGATAAGCCTAAATCCGATACCAAACCTAGTAGAAAATTAAATAGGAAAAGATAATGGGACAATTAAATAGACCAAAGATAGTAACTGCTACATCATATAGGGATGGAGCGGAAGGATTTATTCAATGGTGTGAGGACTTTGTTTGTATACCTATATATCCTGTTGGAAGTGATCTACCTGTATGGGTTCCTATGTCTGAGTTACCTGATACTCCGAACGATGAAACAGATAAATCATATAAATCTTTTTGGGAAAGTCAAAAAGCAGTGTTCAGAGAATGTCTAGTAATGATAGATGGGAAGTTTAAATATAGACAAATAGTCCTATGCTGGATGCGCGGGGAGGGAAAAAGTTTTGCGGCGTGTTTGATACAATTATGGAAGTTCTTTAATTGGCCTGGACAACTTATAATGTTGGGAGCTAATAGTGAGAGACAAATAAAGTTTGTCCATTTTGATGTTATGAGAAACTTCATTGTTAATAGTCCCAAGCTTCTAGAAATGATTGGAGGCGTCAAAAATATACAAGAAAAAGAGATTAGACTTAAAGATAAGGATGGAATTGTAAGATCATTTATTAGATCTATTTCTACTGCTACAGGTATTGTATCTAATATTACTGGATATACATTCTCTGAAATGTTTGACATGAAAAACCCTAGATTTTATACTCAATTGGATGGATCTATACGTAACATTCCTAATGCTTTGGGAGTTATAGATACAACTGTTAGTACTAAAACCCATTTATTGTATTCTAATATTTATATGGGATGGGTGTCAGGTAAAACTAAACTAGTGTATTTTTCCCATAGGTTTTCCAAGAAAGCTGATATTAATGATTATTGGAATCCTAATATGACTAAAGATCAGCTCAGTGATTATAAATATAAATTTCCATTTGGAGAGTTTGAAAAGTATTTTAAAAATGTTTGGAGTGCTGGAACTGTTAGAGTGTTCTCAGATGAAATGATACAAGAAATGGGAATAATGGGGATGGAAGGTTCCCTATTGAACCACGATACTATCAAAACAAGACTAGTTAAAAGAAATAGAATCGTTGAAGCTGTAAAAAGTCTCAACAAACGAGGCGTTAAAAAAACCCTAGATACTACTAGAGTAGGAGAACTTGAGAAAAACTTCACATTAGTTGATGAGTTTTACAGTTTAAAAGACAGGCTAAGTAATCCTTCTTATGCCAATATAGAAGATTTACAAATGCTAACCGAAAAGTTTGATACATACTTCTCCATTCTAGCTGGAATGGATATGGCAGATCCTATGTCAATTAGGAAAGAAGCCAGATCTATTGTTGTTATTTTAGCTAAAGGTCTTCCGGGCAGTAGATCTAATCCTTATAGTTTTACAAGTACATTAGCAGATCCTAGATATGTTTATTTTATATTGCATGTAGGAAATTTGAGTGGACATAGTATTCCTGATGTGAAGAAACTATTGGATGAATTAGATACGGAGTATAGGGGATTGGATCAAGTTTGTTGTGAAAGATATGGCGCATGGGATTTATCGGAATGGTGTGATGAAAGGGATATTAATTTTGATCCTGTTTATCCTAATTATGATAGACAAAGAGAAGCATTTAATGAATTGTTTAAAACATTTGAAGAGGGACGTATTAAATGTCCTGAAGTTGTAATACCTGGAAGTAAGAAAGGAGATATATTACGAGAAGAATTAGAAATCTTTGACCATGATCCTGATAGGAAATGGTTTGGATCACCTGAGAAAACGCAGAGATATGGAATACAAGATGACACCATGTATGCATTGACCTGGGGCATTTATGGAGGGAGGCTACTAGGAGTTGATGATTTTAGAATTAGACAAACAATTCCTTTTCTAGGACAATTTGTGCCAAACCATGATTTACTAGGTAGTTATTCGTAATGGAAATTGAAATCCCAGTTAATTATGTTTTAGGATGATAAAAATATTCTTCTTGACTTTTATAGTATAGATGTTCTACATAATAGGAAACGGAATGGAAACTATGAAGAAGAAAAAGAAAAAATTCAATAAAACCGCTGAAGAGTTTTGGAAGAATATTCCTGACGAATTCCTAAGCAGGATTCAGCTATCGTCTACCTGGCAGTATGATGCGGATCAAGGATCATATAGAGATCCGGATGGATTTAATACGGTTTTTGGGGACACTAAAAAAGATTCTAAAACCACTAGAGATACTTTACAAGAACAACTTTGGTATAAATTCCATAGAAATCCTCAACTTAATACTGCCGTAAGGGGACATATTGGCAGATTGACCGGGTTTGGGTTTGAATCTTCATCTGAAATACAGGCAATACAAGAAACTATTGAAGATATTGAACTAGATCCAAGAAATAGACTGTATAATTTTTGGCCTAAATATGTAGGAAGATCGTCTGTTGAAGGAGAATTGTTCTTAATTTTAACTTGTCACTTAGATGGTTTCATAGAAGTTGATTTTTTAGATCCAATCAATGTAGGACCGGATGGAGATGATGATTCAGGTATTATTTTTCATCCATCCAAGACTTTGATGCCTCTTTTCTATAATATATCCAATAATGGACAACTAGTAGATCAAATTCCTTCTATTTTCATTGCAAGATACCCTGAATTAATTAAAATTGCTAATAAACATAAAGATTTTTCAACTAAACTTCAAGAAAATTCTAGAAAAAACACAAAAACATATAAGAAATTGGGGGGATATAGTCGTTTTATTGTTGCTTGGGATAAGGGATTATTGACTACAAGGGCTATT